CGCCGGCCGTTCTTGTTGTCCCGGATCTCGCTGGACTCTTCCTCCCCGCCGATCAGGGGATATTCGTCATTTTCCTTGAGGCTCTCCACATCATTATCCGTATCATGGATGGCCACGATGATCGAGACGTCGGAGCTGTCTTCCAGCGGAGACGTGATCTCCTCCGAGATCTTATCGACCTCCGCATACGCATCATTGATCTTGGCGAGGGCCAGGCCCCCCCCAATAAGGGCGAAGGCGCTCGTGGTCACCTCGCGGATCTGCCCCTTGGCCGCGTCATACACCAGGTGCTTCACCCGGGCGTCGCGGAAATTCTCATACAGGTACCGCAGATCGGCAAACTCCGGCATGTTGTCCAGGGACATCTTCCGCTCTGCGACCAGGGCCGAAAGCACATCGACGAACTTCTGCCCGTCCCCCTTGTCCTGGGACTTGTCAGCCGCCGTCGCCAGCTCGCGAATATGCGAGATATTGACCGCATCGCTCGTGATGACAGCCATATCCCTTTTAAACGGATTGATCAATTTCTTTAGCATCTTTCAACACCTCGTATTGATTTGTCCATGCCCGTCCGTGTCAGCCACGCACGTCCATGGCTATCGTTTCTTAATCAGAAAACGCCTTCCCGGTCTGGTCCTCCAGCTCCACCTGCACCGTCGCCTTGCTCACCACCGTGGTGGAATCCCGGAGATACTGGTCATCCCCGCACACCTTCCCGATGTACGTGGTCCCGCCGGCGCAGGATTTGACGGTCTCGTGATCCACGATCTCGATCTTCTGACCGTATTTCAGAGCCGCCTCCGCATCCAGGGCGCACTCGAACACGTCCCCCTTCTTGGGGATCAGGAGAACCAGGTAACGGGCCACGTCCCCGACCTCCTGCTTCTCCGCCACAATGCCCAGGGCCTTGTCATAATCCGCAGCCGCGGTCACCTTGGTGATCTTCGTAGTGTCGAATTTCACCATATCCCCGATATTGAAGGTCTCCGTGGATCCGGCAGCCGCCTTCCCTACGCGCTTGTAAAGGGGCCCTGCCCCGTTCATATTACCGAGATATTTCCATCCCATTTTATTGTCCTCCGAAAGATCTTTTACTATAAATTACAATTCTCACTTCAGAGAATTTTTTTTATGTCTTTTTCGTCCCTTTACCGAAACCTCTCCACAATCTCCTTCACCCCCCGATCCGTGGGCTTTTTCCCCTGGGCCTGGGCCTCCTCGCTCGGAATCACCGGAGGCACAGGCGCGATCCGCCCTGCCTTCATCCGCTCGATCAAAGCCGTGGAGATTTCATCCACGCTCTTCCTCTCCAAGTAAAGGTCAATCCCATATCCCAGGCATCCTGCAGCCTCCGCCCGTTCCTTCACCGTCCCCAGTTCCTTCAGGAAGGTCTCCAGGACATCCTCGATATTGATAGGATAAAAAGGCCCGAGTTTGCGATCCTCCGCCCCGGATTCCGACTCCGGCTCGGGTGTGGGCTCTGCCTGTTTCTCCTCGGGCTCCAACTCCCTGGTTTCCTCTTCATCCGAGGCCTCCTGTGTCGGCTTGCCCGCCCTGGAGGGCTCGCCCGCCTCGGCGGGTCCGTTTTCGTCCACTGCCTTCATCCGATTCATAATCTCCGCCTTCCTTTCGATCATGGCATTCCGGTCCATCGGGATCGGTGTCAGGGAGAACTCAAACGGCTCCCACTTGGTCACCAGCCGCACAGGGCCCTCGAATCCGTCCTTTTTCTCCCCTTCCGGAATATTATTCACGCCGTTCTTGGCGATCATGTAACCCACGCTCACGCCCTTGAGCGATCCGCTTTTCACCTTCCCGAAGATTTCTTGAGCAAATACATCCTCATCGAACTTGATCAAAGCCCGCCCGACGCGCTCCTTGGTATCGATCCAGGCCTTCTGAATGGAGGCCACGATCTGGTTCGGATTATGATTGAACAAAACTCCGGCAACCGTTTTCAGCCTGGTCAGATCCACAGCCTTTGTGGAATGGACCAGCACCTCGGGATATCCGAATCCCATTTCCGCCGGCGCCTCCGAGGAGATGATAACCTCCACGCTCCGGGCCTCCTCATCAATCCCCCGGGCCTCGATCTGCGCCATCCTGAACTCAAAATCTATCGGTGATTTTTTATCCGCCATCTCAATTTCCCTCCGCTTCTGTTATAAATTACAATTCAGACCAGTCTTACCCGTCCTACTGGTCCGCCTTGTCCGCCTCCCCATCCTGTTTGGAAGTCTTGGCATAGGCAGGCAGCATCAACCCCGGATCCACTCCCGCCGCCTTCGCCTCCTCGATGATTGCCTTGATCTCCCGGGCCCGCTGCCTGACCTTATCCTGCCAGGTCCCGTCCGCTGCGATCTCCGCCAGGGTCATCGTATTCATGGCCAGGCCCTTCTCGTTCGCCTGCTGCTCCTTATTCGGATCGAAACAGATCGTCTTCGGCCCCCCGAATGTCGGGCTGATATCCTCGATCCCCACTCCCCTGGGGAGGATGATCCGCCCCGCCACTATCTCGTCCCTGAGCCACAGGTTGAAAATATCCCTCCAGATCCCATCGACGAAGAACTCCCGATTCTCCTTATGCACCTTATCTGCATCCTGGCCCGCATAACGCGCGCTCGAGAAATTCACTGCCGCAAAATCCTGGAACAATATCGAATACGGAATGCCCGTCACAAACGAGATCTCCGCCTTCAATCCCATCACCGTGGTGCCATACTGGGAGTTCGGACGGTTATACTCGAATGCCTTGAGATCCTCATCTTTCCCTAACTCCTGAATGAAGCCAGGATATAAGTCCTTCACATAATCCGTCTTGTCCTTATTCTCCTCCACAGGAAGATCCTCATCCACGCCGACGTTTCGGTCAGTCTTGATAATGGCCCCGAAACACGCCGCCAGCGTGGCCCCTGTGATCTCCGCCTCCTGGTACCGGTCCAGATCCTGGAGATCCTTCACTGCCGGCGCAAGGATCGGATATCCCCTGTATTGCTCCGGTCGCTCCTGGTCGTACAGATGGTAAACCTGCTTTGTCCCATCCTCCCCATAGATTGGGATCCGGATCGCCTCTTTATACATAGTCCGGTCATAATTCGGGCACACATAGATCGCCACCGGCGCACCGGTCTCCTTGTCCACCTCGATCCCCCGGACAATCGGATTCCCATTATCCGCCTTGGGTTTTGTCAGGCTCACCACACGGTCCGACTCCAATAGCTGCAAACTGAACGAATTCCCAGATTTGTTGTCCGTGCCCGTCCGTGTTCGTCCACTCACAATGAGCACGAAAACCTCCCCATCCTCGAAGAACTTCTTCGCCACCAGGCCCTGTTTCCTGTAAAGCGTCTGTCTCTCCTCGATATCGCAGGCTTGGGGATTCCTCGCCCATTTATCGAACTTTCTCTCGATTTCATTCTCCAGACGGCCCTGCTCCTCCTTATCCATTCCTTGGATATTGATGGTCACCTGGAGGAAAAGCCCCTGGCCGACCGATCCCCTTTTCAATCTTCGGATGATTCCTGCCGCCGCCGAATCGCTCAGGTACATCTGCCGTAGTTCATTCCTGACGTTGTCCACGCCCTCCAGGGCCCGGTTCGGCGATTCCGCTGTGGTGATCCTGGCCGTCCTGCGTTTGTTATAGATCTCCGCCAGGCTCCGCCGCCCCTCCTGGATAAACTCGATCCTGGCCCTGGCCGCAATCCTCCTCGCACCAGACACCGGGCTCAAAAACGCCACAAATCTATCCAGAATATTCATCCTATATTTTACCATAAGTCCTATCCCGTCTGACTGGTCCGCCTTGTCCGAATGGTCTGACCTTTCTAAAACCCAAACCTCCCCAGAATCGGCCGCCGCCACTTCCTCTGCAGCTTATTCTCCAGTTCATCAATCGCATCCAGCACGTCCTGCAGATCCCGGAAAACATACGTCTTCCCATTGATCGAGATCGACTTCGCAATCAAGGCCTCCGGGTTCGCCTTCAGCTGATCAATCAAACTCTGCTTTATCGTATCAAAATCACTTGCCATAAGTCCTATCCCTTCTCCGCGGAGCGATGAGAATATGTCCTATCAGTCCCATAAGTCTTATATTCTCTTGAACAAAAACGCCCTCCCGCACCCCTGGCAATGGCACCACACCCCGCCCTCCGGGCCCGGGTTCAGCGTCTTCCCAATCACATTACTCCCCCCGCATTCAGGGCACTTCCTGTTATATCCCCGGTGAATCATCCGATCCTGATACCCCACTGCCATCCGTGCATTGCCCGCAGAGGATGGTCCGGGTTCGCTTGCCAGTTCCTTTTTTTGTCTCATACGTCCTTTTGGTCCCTTCATCTTTTTCCCCTCCCCTATAAATTACAATTGACACCCACCCCTCCCCCGATATAATCCTAAACACCTTTTCGTCCTTTAGGTCCTATCCCATCCTGATCTTCCCCCACCTCCTCCTCTTCTCCTTCCCCCCCAGCCGCACACCCTTCGGCAACACATTCCTCCCCTTTGTCTTGTTCTCCACCTTGACCTCTATCCTCTCCTCCAGCCTTAATAGATGCGCCGCTACCTCCGCATAGACCGCCGAAAACACCCAGTCCACCCTGGTATATTTCCCTTCCTTCTCCCACTTCATGAGGACCTTCCCGTCGGGATTCGTCTTTTCAAACAATCGCATCCCCTTGAAATGGTCGAAGTATTCTTCCGCAATATCCTTTGGCAGCGCCACCCCGCCGGCCTCTCCCGCCTCCACCTGGTAACGCCCGATCACCCGGTCAAGCCACATCTGTTCATGGATGATCCAGAGG